GGATGAAAAGTATGAACTTCTTTTTGGAGACGGATATTTCGGCAAAAAACTGGAAAATGGAGCAATAATTACCGTTACCTACATTATTACTGATGGTATTGAAGGTAATGGTGCTTCAAACTTTGCATTTTCCGGTAGATTCTTAGATTCTCTGAATAATGTCGTTGTTCCAACGAATTCGATAACGATAACAACAAACAATAAGGCGTCTAACGGCGGCGATATTGAGGCAATTGACTCAATTAAGTATTTTGCCCCTAGACTGTATTCCTCGCAGTATAGAGCGGTCACAGCGAGGGACTACGAAGCGATTATTCAGATGATCTATCCCAACACAGAGTCAGTTTCTGTTGTTGGTGGTGAAGAGTTGGATCCACCACAGTTTGGTAACGTTTTGATTAGCATCAAACCAAAGAATGGTGACTTTGTATCGGACTTTGATAAGGAAACAATCGCATCAAAACTGAAAAATTACTCATTGTCTGGTATTAATCAACAGATTATTGATCTTAAGGTTCTTTATGTTGAGATCGATTCTGCCGTTTACTACAATACATCACAGGTTTCCAATGTAAATGACTTGAAAACCTCTGTTATTGATACGTTGAATACATTTGCCACTTCCAACATCAATAAGTTTGGTGGTAGATTCAAGTATAGTAAGGTTTGTCAAACCATTGATAACGTAAACAATGCGGTTACTTCTAATATTACTAGAGTTAAGATTAGAAGAAACTTAAAAGCATTGATCAACCAGTCTACTCAGTATGAACTTTGTTTTGGAAATCAATTCCACTACAATACAAGTGGATTTAATATTAAGAGCACAGGATTTACTCTTGCAGGGAGAACGGGAACTTTCTATTTCACAGACGTTCCTGGAGAGAATGGAATGGGAGTTCTATCAGTCGTAAAAGAATCTACAACTGATGGAAGTGTTATTGTGGAAATTAAGTCTGCTGGAACAGTAGATTATACTAAAGGTGAAATTATAATTAACACTTTAAATATCACATCAACAGTAAAAGAAAACAACATTATTGAGATTCAGGCATTCCCAGAATCAAACGATGTTATTGGTCTCAAGGATCTCTATTTGAGTTTCTCAGTTGCCGATAGCAAGATAAATATGCTTAAGGATACTATTACGTCTGGTGAACAGATATCCGGTGTCGGATATAAAACGACTTCTAGCTACTTAAACGGAGAACTAAAGAGGGTATAAGATGATAAAAACTGGATTTGAGACGAGGGTAAAAGTTCAGCAAATTATTGAGAACCAACTCCCAGAATTTTTACGTTCTGAAAGTCCTAAAGCAATAGATTTTTTAAAGCAGTATTATATTTCACAGGAATATCAGGGTGGTCCAGTAGACCTCGCTGACAATTTAGATCAATATTTGAAGATTGATAATCTTACTCCAGAAGTTCTTAATGGTTCTCCAACTATTACTTCTGACATTTCCTCTACTTCTGATACTGTTCAAGTATCATCAACTAAAGGATTTCCTTCACAGTATGGTTTGTTTCAAATTGATAATGAAATTATCACATATACTGGTATAACTACGAACAGTTTTACTGGGTGTGTAAGGGGATTTAGTGGAATTACGAATTATGAATCATCTTCTGATCCAGAAGAGTTGGTTTTTGCCACCACAAGTGCAGCATCACATACCTCTGGTTCTTCAGTAAAGAATTTAAGCGTTCAATTCCTGAAAGAATTTTATAAGAAACTCAAGTATTCCTTCACTCCAGGTCTTGAAGACGTTGATTTTGTATCAGACCTGAATGTAAATAACTTCATTAAAGAAGCAAGATCACTCTACGAATCAAAGGGAACAGAAGAATCATTCAAAATCCTCTTCAATGTTCTCTACGGTGTAACACCAAAAGTAGTAGATCTTGAAGATTATCTGCCAAAACCTTCTTCTGCAAGATTTTTAAGAAGAGAAATTGTTGTTGCAGAAAGAATTTCTGGAGATCCTCTGAAACTGGTTGGTCAAACAATCAGAAAGTCTACTGATTCTGATACCAAGGCTTCTATTTCCGAAGTTGAAATCTTTAGCAGATCTGGTATTTCAACCTCATATTATAAGATTGGTCTGTTTGTCGGATATAGCGATGCTGATCTGATTGAGGGAACTTTTACGATTCAACCAAAAGTTACTGCCATGAGCGCAGTATCTGTAGGATCAACAGTAATTACAGTAGATAGCACGATTGGATTCCCATCTTCAGGAACTTTAGTTTCTGGAGATAACTCAATTACCTACACTAGCAAGACTGTAAACCAGTTTTTAGGTTGTAGTGGTGTTGGGACTGCAATCGCTGTTGCTGGAGAGATCAGATCTTCTGAGGTTTATTATGGATATGAGGATGGAGACACTACTAAGAAAGTAGAATTTCGTCTCACTGGTGTTCTTTCTCAGTTTAAGACTATCAGTGATATCAAACTAGCAGCAGAAGGTGAGGTCGTTTATGTTAAGAATGTTGGGGAAAAGATTTTAAATCCAGAAAACGATAAGACTTACAAAGAACTTTTTGCAAATAGTTGGATTTACAATACAAGTTGCAGATTTGAAGTAGAAAGTATTAGTGGATCAAACTTTGTTTTAAAGTCTGATATTGATAAGTCTAGTTTAAGAGTAGGAGATTCTGTAGATATTCTTTTGGGTTCTACTCAAAATGTAGATCACTCCAATGCCACCGTTGCTTCAATATCTGGAAGACAGATAACTCTGAATAATCTTACTGGGTTCTCTTACAATTCCACTCTCGATTATTCTATCAGAAGAAATCTGAAGAAAGCAACCAGTTCTGGCACTCCTATTTTCTATGGAAACAATGTATTAACTAGTGATGTTCAGAATGTTTATAATGAAAATGATGAGTATTTTTATGTTGCTTCAAACTCACTTCCATCATATGATATAACAAAGTCAATATCGAAGGCAGTTTTAGCATCTGCTAGTGGATCTGCTTTAGATGGATACAACGCTGTAACAGATAAGTATAGTATTCTTTCCTTCAGTTCTAGTGTTCCCTTTATCACTGGAGATGAGATTTACTACACTGCAGAAAATGATACTCTTACTGGAATTTCTGAGGGTAGTTACTATGTAAAAGTCCTAAGTCCAAATAATAAAATTAAATTATATCTTTCTAGATCATTAATAGTAACTGATACTCCAATTGAATTTAATTCTTCTGGTTCTTCTGGATCACACACCTTTGTCTTAATTTCTCAAAAAGATCAATCAATAAATCCACAGAAAAATCTTTTTAAATTCCCCAACAAGAAGAATATAAAATTTGGAAACAATATTAAAACTATTCCAGGATCTGTTGGTTGTTTAATCAATGGTGTTGATGTTGTAAACTACAAATCTCAAGATAAAATCTATTATGGACCAGTAGAGTCTTTGAGACTTTACAATGGTGGTACAGACTATGATGTCATCAATCCACCAACAGTTAATGTAGTAAATCCCGGAACTGGAACCACTGCACTTTCTAGAGCAGTTGTAGTTGGGGATGTCAAGGAAGTTATTGTAGATCCTCAAGATTTTGATATCAAGAGAGTTGTATCTACAACAATTACAGGTGCTAATGGATCTGGTGCAATATTAGAACCCGTGTTGGAGAAGAGGCAGCGTGAAATTAAATTTGACGCTCGTCCCCATTACGAAGGTGGTGGTGTAAACATTTACACAGATACAATTGAATTTTTGGGTGTTCACAACTTGCTGAGCGGCGAACCCCTTCTGTATGATAAAGATTTAAATAATGCTCTCGGTGTAGGAACTTATCTTGGAAGTAATTTAGACCTTGGAACAAAATTAAATGAAGAATCTATATACTATCCAGAAGTTGTAAATACGACGACAATAAAACTGTATCCAACCCTGGCAGATTATAATGCGGGTATTAACACCGTAGGATTCACAACTTCTAATGCTCAAGGTATTCACAAATTCAAAACACTCAATTTAAAGAATACTCTTAGATCTATTAAGGTTCTTAACTCGGGAAGTGGATACGAGAATAGAAAGTTAATCGTCAAACCAGAAAATGTATCTTATGTTGAGGATAAAATCAACTTTGATAATCATGGATTTAATGACGGTGACCTAGTTGTATATACAACTGATGGTACAGAGATCTCTGGTCTTTCAACATCTGTAAATTACTTGATCATCAAAGAAAATGACGATAGTTTCAGATTAGCAAATGCTGGTGCTGGTGGAACTATTACTTCAAATTATGATCGTAGAAATTATGTAAAACTTTCAAGTAGCGGTGTTGGATATCAAAACTTTGCATACAAACCAATTGAGTTAACCGTAAATGTAGAATATGATGGTATTACTGGCGTTGTAACTGCAACTCCTATTGTCAAAGGTTCTATAGTTGATTTGTATCTTTATGAGAAAGGAACTGGATATGGATCCGACGTTTTAAATTTCCATAAAAAAGCAACAGTATCATTCAAGAATGGAAAAGATGCTGAAATCACACCCATTGTATCTGGCGGAAGAATAGAAAAAGTCTTGATAGGTAATGCTGGCGTAGAGTATAACTCTGCTCCTGTGTTAACTGTTATTGGAACTGGAACTGGAGCAAAACTGAGAGCTGTAGTATCTGCAGGAAAGATTACCCAAGTTGTCATAATTAATCCAGGAATTGGATATGACAATAACACAACCATAAGTGTAGTATCCAACGGAAGAAATGCTTTTGCAGAGTCTGAAATTAGATCCTTAACTGTAAATAATGCTGTTAGATTCTCCAACGAAGTTCTTTTAGATAACCCATCAAATACACAAGGTGTAGGGTATGGATTAGTTGGATACACTACCAGTATTGTTTCTGAATTTGCGGATAATGGAGCAAACCACTCACCACTAATTGGATGGTCATTTGATGGAAATCCAATTTATGGTTCTTATGGATATAGTGACTCCAATGATATCAACTCATCTGTAAAAGTTATAGAATCCAGTTATGTATTATCTACATCCAGTGTTGTAGATAGACCATCAGGATTTGCTTCTGGATTCTTTGTTGAAGACTATAAGTATGATGACTCTGGAGATTTGGATCAATACAATGGAAGATACTGCAAAACACCAGAGTTTCCAGATGGTGTATACGCATACTTTGCATCTATCTCACCAACAAACTATGCTTCCACTTTCCCATATTTTGTAGGAAATTCATACAAGTCTTTACCAATAAATCAAACTTTAGATCAAGAATTTGATTTTAATAATTCAAATCTTATAAGAAATACTTATCCATACAAATCTGCAGACAGATATTCCAATAATGATTTTATTGTAGAACCATATGAGATTGTTCCACAAAAGTTAACTATTGATTCTGTAACAAAGGGTAGTGTAACCCAATTCCTCATCAATGAGGATGGAAGTGGATATGCTGTTGGTGATTCTGTAGTATTTGATAATACTGGAACAAATGGTTCTGGAGTATCTGCCGATGTTAGATATGTAACTGGAAAGACTATATCTGATGTAACAACATCTCTCATTTCATACCAATCTGCAAAGATAGTTAGAAGGGATGATAACACCGTTTCTCTTCACATAGATCCAGTGAATAGTATTATCAATAACGATAGTATTATTCTTTCTGGATTATCAACATCCATTTCAAGACTAACAAATTCTCACATTGCTGGTGTTTCCTCAGAAACTGCCTATTTAATCAAGGAAGTTCCATCAAATACAACGGCAGGAGTAGTCACCGACATTTATGTTTCAAGAATTCCAGTAACAGTTTCTACTGGATCAACGATTGCTATTGGAACTGAGAGAATGTCAGTTCTCAATACATTCCCAGACAACAGTGTCATAAGAACTGTGAGGGGTGTTGCTGGAGCTGCTCATACAGCATCTACAGAGTTTACAGTATATGATGGTAAGATCACTATCCCAGTGTCTACCGCACATTTTGACTCCAAACTTAATGATACTGTATATTTCAACCCAACACATTCGTTGGGTATTGGAACTGAGACTGGAATCTCTACATCCACCAATTATGTTATTGGCGATAGATCCATCACAGTATCAGTCCCAACACAAAGCATCTATCTTCCCAATCACCCATTCAAGACTTCTCAGGAAGTAATTATTCGTAGAGGAGTTGGAAATTCAATTTCAGTATCTGATACTCCTACAAGTTCACTTGTCAATATGCCATTGACTGGTGACAATCAAACCTTGTATGTGATCAATAAGTCTAAAGACTTTATTGGATTAACAACTCAGATTGGTTTGAGCACTAGCACAGATGGATTGTATTTCAGATCTTTTGTTGCCAATGGAGATGAAAAAGACTATAAGTATTCAATCGAATCAAACTTTACTCAGGTTACTGGAAAAGTTGAGAAAGTAAGATCTGTTGTTTCAGTATCAACTGCCCATTTATTGGCAAACAACGATGTAATCAATCTTAGTGTTAAACCAAACAGATCTATAGGAATTGGAGATTCCACAGCAATCTACGTCAAGTACAATTCCGATCATAATAAACTTCTGATTAACCCAATTGGTTTCTCATCATCTTCAGTTTCAACATCAACCAATAGATTATCTCTCGGCAGTCATGGGTTAAAAACTGGGCAAAAAGTCTTCTATAATGCTTCTGGTGACCTTATAAGCGGTCTCACAACTGGTGCATATTATGTCTATAGAATAGATGATAATAACATTCAGTTGGGAGAAACATTACTTGATGTTAAGAGTGATTCACCAAACATCGTAAGTATTGCATCTACTGGTGGTCCATCTCACGAAATTTCACTAATCAACCCCCAAATCAAAGTAATTAGAAATAATGATTTAGTATTTGACTTATCAGATACTACACTCTCTGGATATGAACTTAAAATCTTTGAAGATGATAACTTCTTCAATCAATTTGTTTCTACAGGATCTACAACCACGTTTAGTGTAACTGGCGTTGGAACAGTTGGATCTGGTTCAACTGCAACATTGACTCTCAATTACAATAATTCATTACCAACTAAACTTTATTATGCTTTAGAAAACTCTGGTCAAATTAGCACTGCTGATAGAAAAGTAACTAATAATAATGAAATATTATTTGAAAATAGTTCTTATGATGGATCTTATGTTATTTCTGGAGTTGGAACAACAACCTTTACTTTATCTCTCAGATCTATTCCAGAGACTCTAAATTACACTCAAAGTAACACTGATGCGTTAAAGTATTCAACATCTTCCTCTACAGCAAGAGGTGGAGTTGCTGCTCTGAATGTAACCGATAATGGTCTCAATTACAAGAAACTTCCTAAGTATGTAAGCATTGCTTCTACTCAAGGAACTGGAGCAGATATCATACCAGAGTCTTCAAACGTCGGTAGAATAAATGAAGTCACAATTCTCGACCAAGGATTTGATTTCTCTGCAGACAAGACGTTAAGTCCAGAGGCATATGTTTCCCCAACAATCAACGTAATTAACAGAGACGTTATCAAATCTGTTGACATCGTATCTGGAGGATCTAATTATACAACAAGTCCAGATCTTGTTATTGTCAATCCAGAAACTGGAACTGCGTATAGCAATGGATTGATAGAAGCTAGAATACAGGGATCTTCAATTGCTTCTGTTGATATCATAGAAGCACCTAGAGGTTTAACTAGCATCGTTAACAAAGTATTTGCAATAAACAATAGTAATGGTGTTGGCATTAAGAGTTGCCTGACTTCAGTATCTGGATTAGTAACTTGTATATTGACGACACCAATTACTGGATTTACAACGGATGCTTTCACTGTTGGTGAAGAGATCTATGTTGAAAATATACAGAAGTTTGGAACTTCTGGAGAAGGATTCAATTCTTCAGATCTTGGATACAAATTCTTTGAGGTAACTGCTTACAGAAATACAAATCCAGCAGAAGTTGAATTTAGTGTTTCTGAGTTTACTTCAAATCCTGGTGTTGCGGTCACCAGTCAAAATTCGTATGCCACTATCGTTAAAAAATCAAATTATCCAGTCTTTAACATCACTCAAGATGCATTAGCATTTTTAGTTGGCGAAAGACTGTTAACTTTGGAAAGTGGATCATATATTGAAAGGGATCTTGTAGTTACCGACAATTTAAATGATCAGATTAAAGTTTATGGATCATACAATCTTGAAAAGGATGCGGTAATCTTAGGTAAGGATTCTGGAACAATAGCAACTATTGAATCTATTCAAGAAAACAGAGCTTCCTTCACCATTGATTATTCATTAAGAAAAGATATTGGATGGTCTAATGAGATTGGAAAATTGAGTGAGGACATTCAGGTTCTCCCAGATAATGACTATTATCAGAACTTGTCATATACAATTAAGAGCCCAATTACATATGATGAATTAATCAATCCAGTAAATAGACTTTTACATACTGCTGGTCTTAAGAATTTTGCTGATGTTGGAATAACAAGTTCTGTCAGAGCAGGTATTGCAAATACAGTTCTTTCATCGACAACGGCAGTAATTGATGTTATCTCTGAAGAAAGAGTAGATACTATCAACGCTTTTGATCTGACTATTGATGTAGACACTCAGAATTCTAAATCTAAGTTCTTAAAATTCCAAAACAAAAAATTATCAGATTACATTGATTGCACAACAAATAAAGTATTGATTCTTGATAATGTAAATTCACAATTCTCCAGTGCAGACTCTGCTAATGATCTTTACTCTGATATAGTTGATTATAACATTAATGATGGATATTCAAGATTCCTTGTTCAAATTGTAAATCCAGATAGTAGAGAGAGACAGACAACAGAAATTGTAACTATTCCAACCTCTTCAGGAGAAATAGTATCAGTCCAAAAGGGATCCATTTATTCAACAAATCAAGAAGTTGCTGATGTAACAGCAAATATTTCTTCCTTTGGAGATTTGTCTATAAGATTTACTCCTGTTGAAAAATATGATTCTGATTATGATATCAAAGTCTTAAAAAATAATTTCTCTTCACAGGTATCTGGTATTGGAACACAATCTCTCGGATTCATAAACTTAACGGGATCAAATGTTTCTGTTGGATCTGGTTCAACACAACCAATCGTTAGTTCTTCAGTGGTTTCAACTGAAGCTCTGTTTGTGAATGTTGAGGTTGAAAATACTTCAACCGATGAAATAAATTACGTCGAACTTTATATTGACCACAATGGAACCGACACATTTATTTCTGAAGTTTATTTTGACAACGATTCTGGAGAATTGGTGTCTGGAAACTTTATAGGAACCTTCTCAGCAAGTATCGACTCTGGTGTTCTTTCCTTAGATTATAATAATGATGAATCCGATACCGTATTCATTAGATCAAAGGTAGTTGGATTCGGAACAACAGCATCTGGAATCGGAACACATAGATTCTTATCTTCAGGTCAACCTGAGGGATCTGAAAATACCGCCAGATTACAAAGCAACTTCATAAACTCTTCGGGAATTACGACAATATTCACTTTGTCTAAGGATGATGTAACAACTGTTAAGTCTGTAGCAAAAGTTGGATATGGAAACACTTCAGCGTTGCATCAAATTCTCATTATTCATGATGATACAGATTCATATGTTGTCCAGTATCCATTTATGACAAATGGAAGTGAGACTGGTATCGGAACATTTGGGTCCAGTATAAGTGGATCTGATCTTAATATTGAATTCTTCCCAGACGCTGGTATAACTGACACTATTTCAATTCAAACTTATAGTGAAATAATACAAACAGAAAGAGATTTGGTTAATGAACCAACAGTTCTTTCTTATGGATCTGTTTCAGAATCTTTAATTGTTTCTGGATACAATGCTATCAATGGAAATAGAGTAAATCAAACATCATTTGAAGCAAAGACTGGGGGAATTCCAGTTTTTGAAAAATCATTCAATCCAACCAATTCTAGTGTATTGAATCTGTCCACTGGAACATTTACCGTAAATGATCACTTCTTCAGCACTGGAGAACAGTTAATTTATCAATCAGGATCTTCCTTTACTGGAGTTGCTTATAGTGATATTCAGGTTTCTGGAGCAAGTAGTCTTCCATCTACAGTTTTTGCCATTAAACTTAATGACAATCAATTCCAAATAGCAACTACAAGATCAAATGCTAATGCTGGAACTGGATTGACATTTAGTTCTGCTGGATCTGGAAATGCCCATACATTAGAAATGTTTAAGAAAATGGAGAAATCCATTATCACAATTGATGGAATTGTTCAAAATCCAATTGCATTTACTTCTCTTACATATACGTTAGAAAATAATGGCGGAACTGTAGGGTCTGCTGCAACTTATTTTGGAATTTCTGGAATATCTTCAATTTTACCTGGAGACATTCTTAAGATTGATGATGAGTATATTGAAGTTCAGTCAGTTGGTCTCGGAACAACATCTATTGGTCCAATTACTGGAACTGGATCTATTAACATTGTAAAGGGTGGAAGAGGATTTGTAGGATCTGTTGCTGCGGCACACACTGATGGATCGACAGCAAGAGTTTACCTTGGATCATTTAATATTTCCGATAATAAAATTTACTTCACCGAACCTCCAACAGGAAATAGTGAGGAGTTGAGAGATGATGGAAATCTTCTGTATGATAGATCTACTTTCACTGGAAGAGTATATTTGAGACAAGATTATACTTCAAACAAGATTTATGATAATATTTCCAAATCATTTACTGGAATTGGTCAGACATATTCCCTGACAGTTGGTGGTGCAAACACGACAGGTATTGAAACTGGAAGTGGTATTTTATTCATAAACAATATATTCCAAACACCTACGACACAAAATAATGTTGGAAATAACTACCAATATGAAGAGAGTGTTGGAATTACAAGCGTCGTATTTACTGGAATATCAACATCAGGTGGCGTATTAGTTTCTGCATATGATGTCAATCAGAACCAACTTCCAAGAGGTGGGGTCATTGTATCGCTTGGTTCAACTCCAGGATTGGGATATGCACCTCTTGTAGGAGCGTCTGTAACCGCTGTTGTTGGAGCTGGAGGATCAATCGTATCTGTTGGTCTTGGATCGACCGATATACTGGGATCTGGATACAATGGAATCGTTTCTATTGGCGTGACGGTCTTTGAAAGTGGTCACATTGGAGACGTTGCCTCAATTACAGCAACTGTTGGTGCTGGTGGAACGTTAGCATTTACAGTTGGTGCAGGAGGAACAGGATATACAAATCCATCCATCCATGTATCACCACCATCATATGAGAATCTTGAAGTTGTTGGAGTTTCTAGACTTGGATTAGGAGCAACAACAGAAACTGGAACAGGATTGCTTCTTACAGTTGATGTTGGAGCAAGTTCCACAACTGGAATTGGATCGACGATGTTTGAAGTAGTAAACTTCAATATTTCCAGATCTGGATATGGATTTAGAGTTGGTGACGTATTCAAACCAGTTGGTCTGGTTACAGATAAGAATCTCTCTTCTCCAGTAGAAGATTTTGAATTAACTGTTTTAGATACTTTTACCGATTCATTCGCATCATGGCAATTTGGAGAACTTGATTTTATCGATAGCATAGCATCTCTGCAAAATGGATCTAGAACAAGATTCCCACTCTATTATAATGGTCAACTCTTGAGTTTTGAAAGTTCTCAGAATAATGTGGATTTAAGTTCTGTCTTATTGATATTTGTAAATGGTGTCATTCAAGAACCTGGTGAAGCATACAACTTTGATGGTGGAACAACTTTCACATTCACTCAGGCACCAGATGAGAATCAAGTCATTGATATCTTCTTCTACAGAGGAACTAGAGGTGTTGATAGCACCCTGGTCAATATAAATGAAACTATAAAAGTTGGTGACCTGGTTCAAGTTCGTAAGAACAACAATATCAATGGAACTATAACTCAAAAAGAGAGAACCGTTGTTGGAATAACAACTTCTGATACCATAGAAACCGATATCTACTCAGGAATCGGAATAGATGAAACCAATTTCAAACCTCTTGATTGGACAAAACAAAAGAGAGATTTGTCCCTTGGTGGAGAAATTGTTTACAAATCTAGAGATTCTATTGAACCTCAGGTATATCCAACCGCCAAAGTTATTGGTGATTTAACCACTTCAGATACTGAGATATTTGTTGATGATGCTCAATTCTTCAACTATGAAGAAAATGAATCTTCAATTGTAATTGCAGATGTAGACGCTCTTATTGTCCAAGGTCAAGATCCTGTAGCAGCAGCGATAACTGCCATTGTTTCTGCCGCTGGAACTATTAGTTCTTTAGATATTGTAAGTGGTGGATCTGGATATGTTGGAGCATCTGCTACAGTCTCAATTGCAGCACCAACTAGAATTGGTGTTGGTATTGGAACTACTGCAACCGCAACCGTTTCTATTACTGGTGGATCTATAACATCTGCAACTATTGTAACTCCTGGTTTTGGTTATACAACATCAAATCCACCAAAAGTTCTTGCTCCAGTTGCTGATGTTTCATACGAAAATATCACTGACATAGATACGGTTCAAGGATTCTCTGGTATCATTACAGGAATTTCTACATCTTCTGGAACTGGATCAAATCCACTTGCAATTACATTCAATCTGAATTCCTCAAACTTTAATTCTGATTTGATTGTTGGATATCCAATCTTTATTTACGATACCTTCGTTGGATCTGGGGTAACATCAATCGATAACAATGATTCTGATACTGTTGGAATTGGAACTACTTTTGCAGATAATGTTTATATTATTCATGCATTATCATACCCTGGAGGAACTTCTGGAATTGTAACTTGCAACGTTATGTCAACTACAGATACTGCAGGATTATCTGCAACTGGATTTACAACAAGTCCCGCTGGAAGATTCTCCTGGGGTAGATTATCTGGATTCTCAAGATCATCTTCACCAATTTCTATAGGTGTTACTGGATTTGCTGTTGACGCTGGATTATCAACTTTCCCAACAATTCAAAGAAGGGGATATGGTTTGAGAGATACTGGAGGTCTTAGGAAAGATCTAGGATAGTTATAAATATAGAAAAAAGCTATTACGATGGCGGCAATTGTAACAGATCAGTTTAGAATATTAAATGCTGGTAACTTTCTAGATTCAGTTAGTAGTGCCTCTAATTCATATTACATCTTTGTAGGTCTGCCAAATCCCAAAGCATCTGGATTTGGCAGAGATTCTGATTGGGATACTGATACCCCAACACCAACAGATAATAATGAGTATATGAATTTTGTTGGCAGTTCTGCAATGTATGGTAAGAAGGTAACTTCCGCCAATGCTAGAAGACTTGCCAAAAAAGTTGAGTGGGCAAGGGGAACAAGATATGAAATGTATCGCCATGATTATAGCATATCTAATTTATCCCCAGTTACAAAGTCTGCCAGACTTTATGATGCAAATTATTATGTAATGAACAGTGACTATAAAGTTTATACTTGCATCGATAATGGATCTTCTGGTATTAACACTACTGGAAATGCTTCGTTAGACGAACCAACTTTCACCGATCTTGAACCCTCTAAAGCAGGTGAAAGTGGTGATGGTTATGTTTGGAAATATCTTTTCAGCATATCACCAAGTGATATCATCAAATTTGACTCCACAGAATATATTTCTCTTCCCAGTGATTGGAGCACGTCAACAAATAGTCAGATAGTTGCTGTTAGAGATAATGGAAACTCTGATGACAACGAAAACCAAATTAAAAAGGTTTACATTGATAACAGAGGTGCTGGATATTCTCAAGGATCCCATGAGTTGAACATTCTTGGAGATGGAACTGGGGCAAAGGTAGTTGTTGATGTTGATAGTTCTGGAAGAATAACTTCCGCTGTTGTATCTGCTGGCGGCAAAAATTACACATATGGTATTGTTGATCTGGGATCGATAAGTGCCAATGCTTCTATAAGAGCGAAACTGATTCCAATCATTCCACCGTCTAAGGGTCATGGTTATGATCTTTATTCCGAGTTGGGATCTGATAAAGTTTTACTCTATGCAAGATTTGATGATTCCACTAGAGATTTCCCAATAGATACAACCTTCTCTCAAATTGGGGTTGTTAAGAACCCAACTTCAATTGGATCGACATCTCTGTTCACTGAAAATCAGTATTCTTCTCTCGGTGCGATCAAATTCTTGTCTGTAACTGGAACTCCCAATATTGGTGATACTATTCTTCAAACCGTTACTGGTGGAACGGCAAAGGGATTTGTTGCATCATACGATTCAGAAACTAAAGTTGTCAAGTATTTCCAAGAGAGAACTTTATTCTTGAATCAAACCACATATGATTCCACAGATTATGTTGGTGTTTCTACTGACTCAAAAGTATATGATTTCGAGTCAAGTGGAAATGCGGTGACTACTTCTGGTGGATTCTCTGGTTCTATTGAAACTGGATTTACGGGAATAACAACCAATCCAACTGGAAATAAACTTATATCATTGGGCACTCAATTTACAAATGGAATTGCCTCTGCTGAGATA